GAAGCAGTTAAATTTTTAATAACAAATTTTCCAAAATTAGAAGCATATATGAGTAATAGATATTATCAAGTATTAGTTGGAGATAATGAATTAGATAAAGATCAAATACATGATCCTGTAGGAAAATCAGAGATACATTTTGTGCCTGTTATTAGTGGTGCTGGAGGTAGTAATTTTGGAAGAATTTTATTAGGCGGTGCTTTGATTGGTGCATCATTCTTATTTCCCGGTGCTGGTTTGTTTGCTGGAGGTTCAGCAGCAGCCAAAGCAGCAGCAGCAGCTTCCCCATTTATGGCTGGAGTTGGTACGGCTTTAAGTGCTATTGGTGCTGGGATGGTTTTAAATGGTGTTTCTGAAATATTATTTCCATTGCCCACACCAGAAGAACAGGAAGACGATCCAAGAATATCTTTTAATTTTTCTGGAGTGCAAAATACAAGTCGAGCCGGAACAGCACATCCCATTGTATATGGAGAAATTGTTTGCGGATCTGTCGTAATTTCTGCTTCTGTTGACACAAATCAGGTGGTTGCATGACAAAGAAAATTATCAAAGGTGCTGGTGGCCCTCCTACTCCTCCTACTCCGTATCGTGCGCCTGACACCTTAAACAGCAAACAGTTTGCAACTATACAAGACTTGTTATCAGAAGGCGAGATAGAAGGTTTTGCAACACCATCAAAAGCTGAAATAGCAAAAAGTTCTCCTGATTATCTAACAGCAGCATTAAAAGATATATTTCTCAATGACACACCAATACTTAATGCTAATGCAAGTAATAGTAATCCATCAGACGCAGATTTAAACTTTCAAAGTGTTGTACTAGATGCACGTTATGGTACAAACAATCAACTAGCATTATCTGGAATTGAATCAAGTTCAAGTCCTATAGCTGGTTTTCCAAGACCTTGTACTGTTGCTAATAGTGGAGTTACACAAGCTATATCTCTAAATAAAGATGCAGTTAGAGTAACTATATCTTTTGCACAATTACAAAAAGCAGAAGATAATGGTGATTTATTAGGCTCAAGCGTTGAATTAAAAATACAATTACAAACTAATAATGGAACTTTTCAAACAAAAATACAGGAAACAATAACTGGAAGATCTGCTGACCTTTATTCAAAAGAATATCGTGTAAATTTGCCTGCTACATATTCACAAGCTGCGATTAAAGTTGAACGTGTAACAGCAGATAGCACAAATGATTCGTTAAAAGACGAGTTTAGCGTATCTATTATGCAAGAGATAGTAGATGATCCACAGACATATCCTGACTCTGCATATGCACAATTAAGAATAGACTCTGAACAATTTAGTGCAATACCAAAGAGAGCATACAGAATTAGAGGAATAAAAGTACGAATACCAGCAGCTAATGGTGGTCTAACTCCAACTGTTAATTTACAGACAGGTCGTATTGAGTACCCAGAAAACTACGTCTTTAATGGGCAAATGGCAGCAGCGACTTGGTGTTCATGCCCTGCCATGATACTTCTTGACCTCCTCACGACCAAAAGATACGGATTTGGCACTCATATAGCTCCTAATCAAGCTAATGATTCTGAGTTGTATGAAAATTTAGATTTATATAGTTTTGTTGCTGCGAGTAGATATGCAAACGAATTAGTTGATGATGGATTTAGTGGTCAAGAAGCAAGGTTTAGCTGCAATGTAAACATACAGTCATCTAAAGAAGCATTTGATCTTATTAAAGACTTGGCATCAATAATGAGATGTATTCCAGTATGGTCGCAGGGATCTATTTCTATTGTTCAAGATAGACCAACAGATCCTAGTTATTTGTTTAGTTTGGCTAATGTAACTCCAGAAGGGTTTAGTTATACAGGTTCTAGCCTTAAGCAAAGACATTCTGTTGTTAGTGTCAGTTATTTTAATATGGATTCAAGAGAGATGGATTTTGAGGTATATGGTGATGGCAATACTACAGCAGAAGTTAACAGAAGGGCAAAACTTGGAATAGTTTATAAACAGGTAAAAAGTTTTGGTTGCACTTCTAGGGGACAAGCGCAGCGTTTGGCTCGTGCAATAGTCTTCTCGGAGGAACAGGAAAGCGAGGTTATAAACTTTGCAACATCAATGGATGCTGGAGCAATAGTAAGGCCGGGAAGTGTTATTGCTGTAAATGATCCAGTTAGGCAAGGAGATAGAAGATCTGGTCGTATTGCTGCTGCAACAACAACACAAATTACAGTTGATGATACTGCTAATCTTGAAAGTTTTGGAGGTAGTAATAAAGAGTGTAGTGTAATAATGCCAGATGGTACTGTGGAGAAAAAAGCTTGTACTGTTGTTGGAGATAAAATAGATCTTACAAGCGCATTAAGCACAACACCTAATGTAAATTCCATTTGGTTATTAGAAAGTGACGGAACAGGAGAAGAACCACAGACTTTTAGGGTTGTAAGTGTAGAAGAACAAGATGGTGTTAATTATTCTATAAGTGCCTTGGCTTATAGATCTGATAAATATACGAATATAGAATCAACAGATTTTCCTACCTTACCACCAAGAAACATATCAAGACTTAATGAATTAAAACCAGCACCAACTATAAAAACTCCAATATTAGAAGAAGTAGTTGTTGTAAATAACATTGCAATAAACAGATTACTAATTTCATGGCAACCTGTAGCTGGGGTTACGCAATATCAAGTTCAATATAGATTTCAAAATTCAAACTGGGTTACTGAAATTGTATTTAGACCTGATATAGAAATTATGAATACACAAGCTGGAACTTATGACATAAAAGTATTTTCATTCAATGCTGCTGGTCAATTATCATCAACTCCATCATCAACACAGTTTAATGCAGAAGGAAAAACAGCAGTACCAAACGATGTACAAAATCTTTCATTAGAACCTGTAAACGATAAGTTAGTAAGATTAAGGTGGGATAAATCTATTGATGCAGATGTTTTACATGGAGGTCGAGTCTACATTCGACACTCAAATAAGACTGATGGTACAGGAACTTTTGCTAACTCTGTAGACCTTGTTCAAGCTGCTGCTGGTAATACCACAGAGATGGTTGTACCAGCTTTAGAAGGTGAGTATATTGTAAAATTTAGAGATGACGGAGAAAGGTTTAGTACAGGAGAGACAAGTGTAATTTTAGATTTACCAGACCTTGTAGACACACAGGTAATACTTACAGAAAGAGATGATGATAACAATTATCCCGGAACTAAGACTCGCACAACAACTACGAGTAATGTTTTAAGTCTTACTAATCCAGCAGCTACTAATGGATTAACAGGTACTTATGATTTTCAAAATACGATAGATTTAGGTGGTGTGTTTTCTCTTAATTTAAAAAGAATACTGCAAACAGTTGGGGTGCAAATTGGTAATAATATTGAGTCGCAAATTCCAGATTTACCTCCAGAATTGGGTGGGCCTGCTGGGGGTGGTTGGGATAATTATGCAACTAATGGTAATTTTGATGGTACTGCTATTGAAGACGTTAATGCTCAAATGGTGGTAAGAACAACCCAATCAGATCCATCTGGTTCACCAACATATTCATCGTTTAATACTTTTGCAAATGGAACATTTAAAGGTAGAGGTTTTCAATTTAGATTAAATTTAACTTCTGAGAATACAGGTCATAATATTAATGTTATTCAAGCTGGTTTTATTGCATCATTTGAGTCTAGAACTGAAAGAAGTTATGTAAGTGGTGGTACTACTTCAACTGCACCATTATCTTCTGGAGTTTCTTCTTCTGGTTTAGATGTAACTTTTGCAAAACCTTTTTTCACAGGAACTTCTAGTTTAGGAGGAGTAAATGCTTTCTTGCCCTCAGTTGGTATTACGATACAAAACGCATCTGCTGGAGAATATTTTGTATTGTCAGGAGTTACTGGCACAGGCTTTAACATAAAAATATTAGATGCTAACAATAGTAATGCTCCAGTAAATAAACAATTTACATTCCAAGCTGTCGGTTATGGTAAAGGGGTGTAATATGGAGGAAAGTATTTTTTAAATGGCACAAATAGCAGATAAAGATATTGCGAATAGTTCGG